TTATCTCATTTTTAGAATGGAAGGTAAAACACCCTTCACCCTTTAGCAGGATCACTAAAATTCAAGAAGAAGTTTACGAAGGTGAAGAAGAACAAAAAGATGAAGATAAATCTAAATCTAAAAAGAAATAAGAAGGTGAATACAAATGGCTGGTAATATGACTTCATATTTAGAAGAAAAAATATTAAACCATATATTACGTGGTGAAGTTTATACTCCACCCTCTACTATATATGTGGGTTTAGTAGATAGCAGCGCGACAGATATAGATTTAGAAAATGGTATATTAACAAATGAAATAACAGGATATACAGGCAGTAGAAAGGTTATAAGTTTTAATCCAGCTTCTCAGGATAACGGAAAAGGTACAACAAAAAATAATAACGAAATTAATTTTAATAGTATGCCAAAAAAAGAAGTCGCATATGCTATTTTATGTGATTCAGAAGCAGGAGGAAATATACTTTACTGGCTGCCCGCTGACACTATTAAAACAACAAGCATTGATGATATTTATAGACTAAAAGAAAATGATTTAACAATAACCCAAGATTAAGAAAGGAGGTTTTTAGATGCCTGATGTGGATTTATTGAATAAAAATTTAAATGGTATTTTGATTAATGATGAACATAAACAGGATGTTGGAGCAGAAATATTTGAGTTAGACCATGACACTATATTAGAATCCGGTAATTTTGAAATATGGACCGGGAGTGGTAAAACCGGCACAGAATTAATAAAAGGTTCTGACTATGCTTTAGATACTAAGATAGACCTTTTATCTAATGAAGCTCCTTTTGATGTTTATAGGTATATAAGGTTAATAAATAGTTCTTATCAGTCTGGTGATCTATATATAACTTATGACACCGTTGGCGATTTTGTCCAGGCTAATGATATTAATGAAATTTATAATAATTATAAAGCCAGAGGCGACGTTGATTTAAATAATTTTAATTTGTTAAATGTTAATAAAATAAACCCTGGAGAAAAAGTGTATGGAATTGAATGGAATAAAACTCAGGACTCTTACAGAAGGTTACAAGATGCAGAAGATTTATCAGTCATACACGCTAGAACACCAGGATATAAAGACTCTGGTTTTGATGATATTTTTCCATACAATAAAATAAGAAGATGCAATATGGCCGATGATATTACTATAAATGCTTATTACGGAGATCCTAATTATGCAGAGGATGGAAGCAATGGGCAAGTAATGGATGAGATTCCTAAGTTCTATTATAAATTTGAAAAAGAAACCGATACAAGTGGGGATAAGATTTACAGATGGTTTATCACTGAAAACCCTAAAACAGGTTTCTCACTTTTCCCAGCTTTTATTAGAAATGGCAAAATAAATGATTATATTTATATAGCTGCATTTGAAGCTCATAATAATGGCGGAGTACTTGAAAGTGTAGCAGGTGTGCAGCCAACAACTGATCAGACAAGGGCTACTTTTAGAAGCCAGGCCGAAGCGAGAGGTCCAGGTTGGACAATATTAGATATGCTATCTGCCGGTGCATATCAATTACTCTATTTGATTGAATATGCAAACTTTAATTCTCAAAAAGAAATTGGGAAAGGTGTAGTTGACAAAGATAGCGGCACTGGGAATGAAAGTGAATTGACTGGATATACACACGGCAATAAATCTTTTGGCGATCCAAATGATGGATTAATACCTGTTTCTTATAGAGGAATAGAAAATCCCTGGGGCAATACCTGGAAGTTTATTGATGGTTTTGTCATTAAAGATGATGGTTATTATTATACTGATGACATTACTAATTTTAATGACACAGGATCAGGTTATCAGAGAGTGGCTGTTACTCCTATAACATCAGATGGTTATGCAGATGACATTGAAGACGACATGGGATTTGGGTTTATTCCTTCTAGTACAACCGGCACCAGCAGCACGTACTTAACAGATTATTTTTATGCTCATGATACAGGTGAAGTTAATATCGCCCAGCTGGGTGGCTATTGGGCTGATGCTCTTCTGGCGGGGGTTGGCTATTGGCATCTGCATTATGTTGCTTCTGCTTCTTATCGTTATCTTTCCGCTCGCCTGTTTTGTGTTAAAGAATTTTAGAACTTGATTGTACGGGCAAATAAATTCATAAAAACCCAACTAGGTAGCAATTGGAATAATACTCTTCAAGCAGGAGTTAGCTATTGGAATCTGAATAATGTTACTTCTAATTCTAATCGTAATATTTCCACTCACCACTTTGTGATATTAAAAAAGGTGTGAAAATTAATAGAATTTATTTGCCCTGCCTCTTGGCAAAATATAAACGGTTTATCCACAACCGTGCTAGTAGGTTAATTCTCGAAAACTCGGTTTTATCATCACAAAGCTTAAGGAGAATTCAAAATTAAAAGACATGGCAATTTGTATAAATTCATATGCTCTATGCCAATTTTAAAGAAAGCTCACAAAGAAGCTCAGAAAGGTAAAAAGCATTATACTGAAATAAAAGGAATGAAAGGATATGAACAATATTATTTAAAAGAATTGCAAAATAGATTGGTTAATAAAACTTATAACACTTCGGAATATACAATTAAAACAATAAATGATAAAGGAAAAGAGAGAACTGTATATAAACTGCCATATTTTCCTGATCGAATAGCTCAATGGGCTATAATGTTAGTTATAGAGCCGTTACTTAAAAACAGAATGATTTTAGATACCTATTCTGCTATTCCAAACAGAGGAATACATTTTGGCCTCAGACGCCTGCATAAAGGTATAGAAAATAAAGAAAGCGCAAAATATTGTCTTAAAATGGATGTCGAAAAATATTATCCTTCAATAAAACATGATATTTTAAAATCGATATACAGAAAAATTTTTAAAGACCCAGAATTATTGTGGCTACTCGATGAAATTATAGACAGTACCGAAGGGGACACCGGCATACCAATAGGAAACTTTTTATCTCAATGGTCCGGCAATCTATATTTGGCTTATTTTGACCATTGGTGTAAAGAAGAATTAAAATGCAAAAATTATTATAGGTATATGGATGACATAGTAATTTTAGATAACAGCAAAGAGAAATTACATGACCTGAGATTAAAAATAAAAAAATATCTTAATAAAGAATTAAAATTAAAGATAAAAGATAATTGGCAGGTTTTTCCTACTTATGTTAGAGGGATAGATTTTTTGGGATATAGAAGTTTTGGAGATTATACTTTGTTAAGAAAAAGTACAGCTAAAGATTTTAAGAGTAAAATGAGAAAATTGTGGAATAAAAATAATTTGAATTCTAGTGATTATTGCAGCATAAATTCTTATAGAGGCTGGCTCAAATGGGGGAATTGTTATAATTTAACCAATAAATATTTATCTCCCTTAAAGAATAAAATCAAGGAATACGAAAGGAGAAATAAAATTGGTGAATTCAAAACAAGAACTGCAGCCAATTGAAAAGGTAGGCAATATTGTTTATCTCAGAAAAAATATTCAGCAGGTTGATTTAAATATTCCAGAAGGAACAGAGAAAATTTTTCAAGCTGACGAAGTGTGGTTTGAAAAAGAAAATATAGATTTGCAGCATATACATGATAATTTTGAATTATATTGGGATTGGGCAAAAGCGAAAAGGGAAAATGAGGCTTTAGAACTTGAAAGAAGAGCCAATGTTTATGATTTAACAAAAAAAGATTATGGCCTGGCTGATTTAAAAGAGATGGTAGATCAGCTTATAATTGATAGTCTTAACCAAGGAGGCAAACATGTTATCCGGGAGAGCCAAATATTTAAAAAACTTATATGATAAAAATATAATATCAGAAGTTAGTTTAGATAACGCGGTAACAAAAGGATGGATTACAGAAGCTGAAAAAAATGAAATTTTAAGCAGTTAATAAGGGGTTGAAGTTATGAATTTATATGAAGATAAATTGTACGGAGAAATTCTTTGCGATAATAAAATTATAACTATAAACCCTCCAAGTTTTAATTACGAAAGCAATCTTTATGGGAGCTCTATTTATGGGGATTTTGATTTTAGCGGCAAACTTTATGATAAATTACTTCACGGTGGGGTAACTTATGGATCATTTTTAGGAGAAGCTATAGCAGCGGGTGTTTTTTTAAGTACAGTCGCTACTTATGGAGTTTTCAAAGGCGAATCCTTATCCTCTGCTGATTTAAACGAAACTCTTTTGAATTATAATGAAATTCCTTATTTGTTCTGGGATGAAAAAGATTTAATATATCTGGGGTGGGATTAATGCTTGGAAGCGATATCAAAAATTATATTGAGAAAAGGTTAGGAAGAAGTTTTAGTGATGATTTAATACTGCAAGCAATTAATGAATGTTTAGATGAAATAGCAGATTTATCTCTACTTTATGTAACCGCAACATTAAATATAAATGATACAACTCAATGGTATGCCTTGCCAAATAATTATTCCCAAATAGAAAAAGTAATTAAGCATGAAGATGAGGAAGAATATATTTATGAAGGCTGGGAATATCGGAATGGCACTATAAGAATATTTAATAAAGGGACTTTCAGGATAGTTGGAAGAAAAATACCTGATTATTTAGAAGATATATCAAATAACTTATCGGAAATTCACAGAATGTATAATAATGCTATTAAATATTATGTATTAGCCTGGGTAAGGGAAAATGAAGATTTAGACGATCAGATTTCAGAAAAGTATTATCAGAAGTTTACAGAAAAGGTACAAAGAGCAGCCAGCAGTTTGATTTCTACAAAATCGCCAGCTAAAGTACAGGTGATCCGCCGTGCCTAATACTATTCAACAATTTGCTGACGCTGATTTTAATATGGGATTGAATGTTGATATACCTGATATAATGAAAACTAATGAAGAATTAACTGTAGCTGAAAACTTAGAGGTTATGAATAGAGGCGGTGTCCGCAAAAGAGGTGGATTAGAGAATGTAAATACCACAGCTTATACTGGACGAGTAACACAGGTATTTGAGTGGCCTAGAGATGACGGAAATATTCATTTAATGGCTATTATTAACAAAGAATTGTGTGATTTAGCAGGTGATGGTACTTATACATCTATTCAAACTTTAAATTCAGAAAGAGTAGCGTATTTCTTCTTACAGGACAAACTATACTTTATTGACCCTGGTACTGAATACTATGTTTATGACGGTTCAACAGTACAAGCGGTAACTCCTAATCCTGATAGTGAAAACAACTTAGCACCAATTAAGAATTGTCAATTTGCTCATTATCATTCTGAAAGCAACAGGATATTTTTCGCAGGAAACCACGAAGAATTAAACGCTTTATACTATAGTGAATATTTAGATCCGACTTTTGTAAAAGGAACAAATGTAGTTTATCCGACTAGAGCAGAAGGCCCTATTTTAGGGTTATCAGTATTAATGGACGCTATCATAGTAGGATATAGACACGGTGGTTGGATATGGAGGGGAATAGATCCTGCGGCAGACGCTATTTGGGAGAAGTTGCCTACAGCACACGGACCGATAAATGGAGACGCCTTTGCTTTAACTACGGCCAGTCTTTCTATGGTGTCAGATGATGGTATATTTGCATTACTACCTTCAATAATTGGTGTGTCAATGGAAAATGAAGCAGATCAGAATTATATCGCTAATATCACAAAAGATAGAGTTAGTAGCATAATTAAAAATTGCACTAACAAATCAGCTATAAGAACAGTATTTCATTCTGAAAGTGGTAGGTTTATGATGGCTTATTCTGACGCTGCAGATGGAATAAACAATAAAATTTTAACTTTTGATTTTGATACAGCAGCCTTCTCAATATACACAGGAATACAGGTAAATGATTTTTGTCAGCTTCAAAATGGCGACCTGTACGCTGCTAGCGATAACTTCATCTTTAAATTTACTGATGATAGTACAGAAGATATAAAACCAGATGGAACAGCTTCTATAATACCTTTTAAGATGAGAACTGCTAAATATAATTTTGGCAATCCATTCTTAAAGAAAAATGTCCATAAAATATTTATAATTTTTAAGAATTATGGAGAAATACATGAATTAAAAGTTAGTCTTTATGTAGATGATACAAAACAGGACGAATTTATACTTAATGGCGATAATAGTGATAATGAAACAATAACTAAGAGAATTAAAACTTTATATTCAGGTAATAATTTTCAACTTGAAATAGAGAACACGCAGTATTCACCAGCTGAAATTTACGGTATAGGCTTCTACTATTCAGAGGCAAATACTGGAGGAGGTCAGGTAACCAATGCCTAAAGCTAGACGGGTTTCAAGAGCGAGAGATAAAAGAGCAGATTTGCAGCTGCAGGAAAATATACAAAGTTCAGAAAAACCAGTACCACACGCTGATAGCCACAGCCAAAGCGGTAATGATACAGTAACTCCTTCTTCTATAGGTGCTGAAACTCCAGCTGCAGCACAGGCAAAAGCAGACTCGGCAGAAACAGCAGCTAAAGATTATACTGATACTCATGAGTTGAAAGATAATCCTCATAGTGGATCTGCTAGTAATACTGATATAACTAATTTACAGCAGCAGATAGATGATTTAGAAGCAAGGATAACAGCATTAGAGAATGTTTAAAGGAGGGATATTATGTTAGGTGCATTAGTAGGAGGGGCGTTGTTGGGTAGTGCATTGAGTGGCGGTGGCAGCGAGCCTAAAGCACCACAAAAAATGTCTTATGATGAAGCATTAAAACAAGCAGAGGACGCTTTAAGACAACCTTACCAGGATAACAGAGAACAAGTAATAAATGATATTAATAGGAATATGGTGTCTAAAGGTTTTTACGGTCAAGCACCAGGGGATTATTTAAAACAGGACGCTATGACTGATATGGAAAACGACTATCAGACACAAAAATCAAGATATGCACAAAATTTAAGAAATAGCAATTATGCAGAAGCATATCAGCAATATACTCACGAATTGCAGCAGTATAATCAACCTGATCCGTTTTGGAGTATGTTGGGTACTATGTCTGGTAGCTTTTTAGGCAGCCCAGGCGGTTCTAATATGATTGCTAACTGGCTAACAGGATAAGGAGGTGTATTATGGGCTTAGGAAGTGGTTTTGGCTATGGAGGCTCGACTATAGACAGAACAAATTATAATAGTGGTAATAGTAGAAATGATACTGCAAATAACAGTTATAGTAAAAGCAACAGAAGTGGAAGCAGTAATCGCTATTCATCAAACACACCAACAAGTACAAATAATGTTTTTAGTCATAAAGGGAAAAGTGGAAGTAGTAATCGCTATTCATCAAACACACCAACTTTAAATTATGCAAATGATAAACAAAATATTTTAGAAAATGCACCTTCTAAATCAATTACAGAAAGCTATAAAATAGCAGAAAATCCTAATCCTTTTATAAGGGACGTTATGAGTATAGGACAGAAATACAATACTTATCAAAGACAGGCTGCTAATCCAGAATATAATCAATATATTCAAAATAAGAATAATGAATACAGCAATAAATACAGTAATTTCAGATGGGGCAATTATAATTGGAATGATTTAGGACAGAATGATTTTCAAAGTCAGCAAAAATTGACAGGTTTATTTAGTAATACAGGAAATAATTTTATGGACAATCAAACAACTTTATCATTGGCTAAAAGAGCTTTATTCGGCTAAGGAGGTGAGCATATGGCTAGAAAAGGTAGTGATTTTTTAACAGGTTTTATGCAGGGGTTTAATCAAGCAGGTGGTATGCAGAGGGTATCTAATTGGGCTGCTAAAAAGTCAGGAAGTTATGATATATTTCAGGACCCTTACGCTATGCAGGCTTATAGTCAAGCCAGGCAGATAGGTACTCCTGCAGCACAGCAGGAATTTACAGATAAGTACGGTCAATATGTAGAGCCAGATGAAGGATATTCGGCTTCTGAAATGTTTTTTGGTAAAGAAACTCCTACTTATATGGGTATGAACAAAGGTCAGTTTATGAACGCTGCAGTACAGGCTTTAAGCAGCGGCCAATGGGACGAGCAGGAATTTGGTAAAATTATGGCTGGAGCAGGTGAGGCATACGGCGAAGATTTAACTAATAATCCTTTCCTTTCAGCTTTTATGCAGGAACAGCCTGAAACTGATCCTATTAGTGAAATGTTTTCAGACCCTATAACTAATGCAGCTTTCCAGGGTAATGAGCTAGCACAAAAAGCAATGATTGATAGATACGGAGAAACTTTAGGGAGTTATTATAACACACCAGAAGAATTTGTTAACCCTGATGAACGAGCAAGTTATCTTCAAAATGAGTTATTTGGGGGGCCAGAAAGCGAAGGTTATGATTATTCACAGTTAGATCCTGAACAGTTAGCAGCTATGGTGATGGCTGATGAACAGTTAACTCCCGAGGAACAGGAAGTTTGGAATAATAGTCCTTATAGTCCTTTTGGTAGTCCTGAAAACTTTATACCGCAGCCAGAACAGGAAAGACTAATAGATTTAGGTGCATTAGGGCTTCCAGGCGGTGAAGTACCAATTGATGACGCTAATAAATTAATGGGTATTTTAAATACAGCTTTAAACTACAGGAAATTTAATCAGCCTCAAGGACAAGATTATGGTCCTATGATTGATGGAAGCCAATTCGGTATAGAAGGGCAGATACCGCTTAAATATGCAAGTGGTATAGCAGCTTTATTGAGATTAAACGGTGGCGGCAGTCCAGGCGGCGGACCAGGTGCAGGTAGTGTGGATATAAGCCAATGGCCTATCATTAATTATGATGAAGAAGGTCCAATAAGAAGAAACCCTGATACTGGCTTTTTAATGCGGGACGCTACTATTCCTTATGTTAATAAAGATGGCCAATTAGTTCAGGCTATTGGCGATGAAGAAATGGGATACCAATATCAATATCACGATACCTTCGTACAACCACAAGGCGGTGGCGGCGGCGGAGAAGAAGAAACCGGTGGTTTTTGGAATGGTGTATTTGATATAGTAACTTCACCTCCTAATACCCCTCCTGGCATAACAGGTGGAAGTTTAAATGAAGAATATAACAATTATATTGATGATGAAACAGAAAATTTAACAGAAAAAGCAGTAGCTGACGCTTATAAAACAAGTTTTAATATGACAGAAGAACAATTATTAAATAATTTGATAGCTAACCAAAATAATTCTCAATTCGTAAATACTTTTGAAACTACTAACAATATTACTGTAGCTGAAATGATTGATTACTTGCAAAATAATGGGGTGAACTAAATGGCTAAAGCTGTACCTTTTCCTGGAATGGAAAAAGAAAACAACAATAAAATAAATGTAAAAGCTATACCTTTTCCTGATATGCAGATGAATACAGAACAAAATATCAGCCAGCCAGTTAATCAACCTCAGCCGCAGTATAATGACGGCAACATATTTACTGATACTGCCAAAGATTTCGCAGGAGGATCAGCTAGATTATTTGGTAATATAGCAAATGGTGCTAGATGGCTGGGTAAATTCGTTTATTCAGCTGCAGCACAACCTCAAAATGCTTTTGCCGAATTAACAGGTAATGAACAAATGAAAGTTGACAGCAGCGACGCTTTTAAGATACCAGGGTTTAATCTTATAGAAGGGGGATTAGACAATTATTCTGACGCTTCTAATCAGGCTGCAGAAGATATATTTGATAGCAAAAGTATGGAAAGTAAGCAGTTAGGTAATGATATGCTTAAAAGTTTATCAGAAGGAAGATTTTTAGATTTTGGTAAGCAGGTAGTCAGTACAACAGCACAGACTGCTCCTAATATTTTACTTGCTATGATGGGTGGTTTTGCAGGTACAGCAGCACAGGGTTTAGGTGCCGCAAGTACAGCGGGAAGTATGTTGGGTAATTCTAGTTTTTTAGCAACAGCTTTGCCTAAAAGTGTTATTGGATTATCAGCTGCTGGTGGCGAATATAGAGAAACAGAAGGTGATCCTGAACTATCAGACCAACAAGAGTTACTATCAGCAGGTGTAAAAGGTGCTTCCGAAGTGATTTGGGAAAGTTTAGTAACACTCCCTATGATAGATGATATTGTGAGAACTAATAAAATAGCTGGCGACCAAATGCAAAAAGGTATAGAGTGGGGTCTTGCAAACTGGCTTAAATCAGGTGCTAAAGGTGGTTTGAGTGAAGCTGGCGAGGAAATAGGTACAGAAGCAACAAACTATATTTCTGATGTAATAATTAAAGGAAAACAATTTAATGCAGACGAATTCACTTCTTTAGTTGCTAACGCTGGATTAGGTGCTATTGCTACAGGTGCTATTTTATCTTCAACAGGTGATTATCGTCAAAATAATGCTCAAAATAGAAGGTATGAAATGAACGAGCTTTCAAAAGCACTTAGACAATTAGAAGAATTAAAGCAAAAAGCCGAACAAGAAGCTAATCAGCAAAAACAAAGAAGAATAGAAGAAGTAAGCAATCAAATTAATAATAAAATATCTCAAATGCAACAGCAAGAGGAAATAGAAAGGCAAAGACAACAAAGTGGAGAAGCTACTCAAAATGCTTTTCAAGGTTTTCAAAGAACAATGGCAGAACAAAAAGCTGCTGCGGTTGCTAAACAAAGAATTTTAGAAAACTTAATCAATAACCAGCAAGATTTAAACACTTTTACAGTTAATATAGATAACAATAATTATGCTATTGTAAGAAATACGAATGATAATATTTTAGTTGATGTATTCCAGGGCAACCAGCGACAGGGTACTATGACTGCTGAAAGTATGGAAGAATTGTTTACCGTACTTGCTAACAACGGATATGATCTATCAACTGTTACTCCATTTGAAACAGCAACAAGAGAACAGGTGCAGCAGGCAGAAATAGCTGAAAATCAACCACAGGCAGCACAGAATTTACTTAGCAGCCGTCAGAAAATGATTAATGATATAGTAGGAAGAATTAATCAGTATGGCGGCCAGGTAGATTTAAGTCAATATGATATGCCTACAGCTGCAGATGATGTAGATACCGTTCGACAAAAATCGCTAAATGTTTTATCAGATTTAAGAAAGCAGTTAGTAGAAGCTAGACAAAATTATACACCACAGCCACAGCAACAGGAAGATGTCGCTCAAACTCCAATTGAGCAGCCAAATAATGTGGATAATACTATAGAAAATGAAAATCAAACTGATGAAGGTCTAAATACACAGCCAGATACAACAGTAGAAGAAACAGGGCAATATATACAACAGAGCAATGAGCAAATAGATAATTTTAGAGAAATGGCTTCGCAAGAGAATACTCCTGGTATTCCAGAAGAATTACAATCTTATGTAATTCATAATGGTGCTAAATTTGATGTTATAGATACGAACGGCAATACCTGGACTTATCAAAGAATAGACGACGCTATCAATGAAGCCAGAAAAACTAGAGCAGCTATTGAAGGCCAACCTATCCAAGAAGGCCAACAGCAACAAGAAGGTGTTGTCGAAGATGAAGGTCAACAAGAAGACGCACAAATAACAAATGGTATAAAATTAACTCCAGAAGACAAGAAACAAATTAAAGAAGCTGGCCGCAAAGCATATAACTATGTTAAAAAAACTTCTAAACCACAAGGTAAAGTTGTTACCCCTAAAATGATTACAAAATCGGCTGAAAAAGCAAGACGAGAAGCTGAAATAGAAGAAAGACAAAAAATTATTAGAAAAAAAAGAGAAACAGCTATTAGTAATGCAATAAAAACAGAAGATAAACAAAGAAGAAAAACAGAAAATGAAAACAGAAAAACTGGTAGTGCTGCACTAACTGAATGGGGACAGGAAATAGCTGATCGAGAAATTATAACAGCTGTTTATGATTTAGTCAAAGGTGATTTAGATAGAATTACTATTGATATTGAAGAAGGTAATATATCTAAAGATAAAGTTAATCAAATTTTAGATAAAGCTAGAGAAGTAGAAATGTTAAATGAGCCCACTTATAACTTTTATAAAGAAAGATTTAATAATATAGAAACTACAGAAAATCAGCAATTTAAACAAGATTTATATGATAAACAAACCACGGAATTTGAAGAAATATTTAATAAAGCTAGGGAAGCTGGATTAGAAATTTCAAAAGATGAATTTGATTTACCTAATTCGCAAGCGTCTGTAGATGATATAGGTCGAGAATATAATAAAGCTATTGATGAAATAGAAAAAAGATTAGAAGAATATCAATCTGAACAGGTAGAAGAATTTGCACAAGAAAAAGCACAGGAAAGAATGGAAGAAATTGAAGATAAATCAAGGCCAACTAGGCAAGATACTTTAGAATACAGGTTATGGCAGCATATAAATGGAGATATAAATTCAGATGAATTATTTGATAATCTTAAAATAGTTAAAAGAAGCAAAACAAGGGATATTCTGGGAAGTTATACTGATAGAAAAGATATGATTAAAGACTTAATCGAAAAGTCTAAAAACTTTAATCAAACTATTAAAATTAATACTCCTGGAGGATATATTGAAATTGAAAATAAGCCTCCAATATATAGTGAAAGAGAAAAAGGCAAGGTAGATACACCTAGAGGACCGCTTGTTATTTCTGATATTATTATGGCTTTAGGCGGGACGGATCAATCAGGGGTATTTAAAGGAGAAACTTTTAAAACTGGTAAGCCTGATATTGATACAAGTCAGTTAGCAGAGCCTAATAATTATTATATATTTGATAATGAAGGCGAATTTGTGCAGGTTTTAAAAGCTAAACCAATATCTATACCTGGCACAGAAGATATGGACCTTTTTAGATATAGAATTAAAGATCAGGTAGGTAAAATCAAAAACAAAAAGACAACTACACCTCCAAACTATTGGATTATAACAGAAGGTAAAAGCGGTGCTAAAATGTCAGTCGGCAGAACAATTAAAGAAGCTGCTAAAAACTTAAAAGAAAGTTTTGATAAAACTCCAGTAGAAACAATAAAATCTAAGGTTAACGATTTAATAAAAGAAGGTAATATATCACCACGCTGGGGCAAAATAATAAGATATGAAGTAGGCAACGAAAATAATAATGTTAAAAAAAGTATAGAAACTAACAAAACTTTATTCGGTAAAGAGCCTAAAAATATAAATATTAACGGCAAGAATGTTAAAATGAGCAACAATGCTACAGAATTTAGTCAGAAGAATAAGTATGCTAGAGCAAAGTTTACTCTTAACGATAAAAAAATAGAAATGCCTGAACTCTTAGATATAATTCTAGCCTTATCAGAAGGCAAATATCCACAGATTATTAAAAGTTTACGGAACACAGGCACATTAGGATATTATGCTCCTAAAAAAGGTCAGATAGGGCTTAATCCTGATATATTTGTGGGTGAAACTATTTTAAGAGAAAGAATACCTGTTAAACAATTCGACAAAAGATTTCAGGAGATACAAAAACAAATAGAAAACAATCCTGATATAGAAGAAGTAGAATACAGGACAGGTTTTTCTAAAAATTATGTTGAGATAAGAGTTATTAGAGTCGATCCAGAATATGCTGCACAGACAATATCTCACGAATTAGGACACTTAATAGACTTTATACCCCGTGATGATTTTGATGATGGCAGCTTAATGGACCAAATGAGTATTATCTACAAAGGCCAGAAAGATGAAGTCCTGGACGCTATTAGAGATAGTAATAACTTAGGACCACGAATTAAAACTGAACTAAAAAGATTATCTATGAAGTGGAAACCTTTTGATCCGAAAAATAATCTTAAATTTACCAAATATCGCTTTAGCCCAGAGGAACTTTACGCTGACGCTATGAGTGTGTTCTTTTTAGACCCTGATATGCTGCAGCAGGAAGCACCATTATTTAGCCAGTTTATCCAGAAAAGTATATCTAAAAAGCCAGCAGTAAAAAAATCATATAATACTGTAAGGCACTTAATGGAAAATAGATCTGAAATGATAAACAAAACCTTTGACAATTTACAAGAAGGTATGGTTGACGGTGTAGAACAGACTAAAAAGAAGATACAGCGTAGAGAACGGGGAGTAAAAAGTGGTTTTGATTGGCTAATAGAAAGTTTTATTGATAAAAATTCAGCCCTCTACAAATATTTTAGGGGAGAATACAGCGATACTGGAGAAAAAGGAAAGTTATCCAGGGAAGCAAGAAATAAAATGGAGGAAATAGCTTATATGTCCTCCGAGGTAGAAGATTACCTCTACAATATAGGCCAGATAGTAGAAGGATTATCAAATTATGATATAGACTTCTTAGATTTTAACTCTTTCTTATTTAATAAAAGAGTTTTGGGCGACAGAAGTAAATTTGCTAACCCACTTTTTGTTAATACAGTTAGAGCAGAAGAAATGCAGCAGGCTTTATTAGATAAATATGGAGAAGAAAAATATCAGCAGATAGTTAACGCTGCAGAAAAATATTATCAATTAAGACAGGAAAGAATTATACCTATAATGGAAAAATCTAATATGTTTACAGAAGCAGCTATGGAAAAAGTTAAAAATAATAAAGAGTATGTAACTTTTGAGGTAGTAGATTATATTAATACTGAATTTGGCGAAGGTACTGGCGATATAATTATGCGGCAATATGGTACAGGTAGGAAAATAAGTAATCCACTTGTTGCCACAATGCTTAAAGATATGAGTATAATCAGTTCTATCCGTATTAACGAGTCTAAGGTGGCTGCAGTAAAAGCATTAAAGAAAATAGCCCCAGAGTCAATAAGACAAGCACCAACAAAAGAAATATACGGTAAGATAATACCTAAAGACTCTACAGACGCTGATGAAGGATTAATAACTTTTACAGTTAACGGCAAATTAGACGGATATTTAGTTGAAAAAGATATAGCTGACCTATACGAATATACTCCACACAAGGCTAATGCAGCTACAAATACTATTTTATCAATAGTCCAGGGTATGAAGTCGATAATGGTATCTCACAACCCAGGTTGGATGATTTTTAACATTCCACGAGATTTCTTTGCTACAGTTATGAATAACCCTGAAATTGGTATAAAAGATATTCCAGCATTAGCCCACGAGTACAAGAAGGCTTTTTCAGAAGCCTGGAATAATGTAAGGCACAATAAGAGATCAGAAGATATTTCATATATGAGAAGAAATAGAATGTTAACCATAGACAGAATGTATAGACCTTCTGACAGTTATATGGAAGATGATACTCAACAGCTATTAACTGAAATCTTTGATTATAACGAACAAAGTGGGGAAGAACACAGCAGATTGCAGAAATTAATACCTGATAAAGTCCGTAGTGCTTGGGAGGGATTAGACAACTTCGGTCAGGTGTCAGAAATGACAGGCCAGATTGCTGGATATAGAATGTTGAAGAATATGACTAATCTATCAGAAGGCGATTTAGCCCACAGAGTAAGGACCAGAGTCGGTACTCCTGACTTCAAGCAAAGAGGTGCTTTACACTCAATTACTAATAACTTATTTATCTTCTCAACAATTAGGAAATCAGGTTGGACTGCTGCAGCTGAAAGTTTTAGGCAAAATCCAGGCACATTCTTATTTAAAGTTGCGTTATTAAGTTTGCTGCCTAAATTACTGCAGTTAGGAGCAGAAGAAGCTGACGAATTATTCCCAAATAGTGAATTTGCTAAAAAGATAGCAGAAACAATGGAAGGCGTCAGCGAATATAAAAAAGAAACTTATTTAGTAGTTCCTGTATGGAAAGCAAACGGCAAAGCAATAACTATACAACTGCCACAGGATTTTATCGGGCAGGCTGTAACTTCATTAGTTTATAATGCAGCCCGTGGAGAATGGGGAGATGTTGCAGGTACAGCCTGGACTGAATTACCGTGGAATACAAGTAATCTTAACCCGTTATTGCAGGCCGCAGCTGATGTTCAAAGGTTAACATCTGGAGAGAATATTTACGATACCTGGCGGGGAAGAAATGTAATTTCAGAGGAAGCTATGCTAACAGGTAATGTCGGTCAGAAACTTAAAGAATTTGGATTATATGAGTTCTTTAACTTAGGAGGTAGTGCAATAGTTAATCCTTCTATTGCTTATGCTGACGGCACTTTAGAAGCATTAAGTAATATCATACCTTTTAATGCAGTTAAGCGGCTAATAAGTGTGTCAGAGTCTGGATATTATGAAGATGTAACAAAAGTGTACCAGGATCAGAAAAAATATACTCAAATGGTCGCTAATTATAATAATTCAAGGAGATATGGCGAAGATTTAAGGTACTCACGAAAAGAAATAATGGAAGCTAAAAGGAATTTATCACAACTAAATAAGCTGATTAGGCACTTCGCTAATATCAACAGGCAAATTAAGTACGCTCAAAGCCAGGGTAAAAAAGAAACAGTAGATAAACTAGAAAGACAAAAAATTAATTTGGCTCGCAGATATAATGGCAAAGAGCCGCTTAGTGATTAGGAGTGATGTTAATGACAGAAAAGCAGGATTGCCCTTATAAAGAAAAAATAGAACAACACGAAAAAGAAATAGACAGACTAAAACACGGTGATTGGTATGATAATAAGCAGCTGTTTGAAACAATGATGTCTAAATTCGAAGAAGTTAGTATTAAAATGGACGAAATGAATAAGAATATGGTTAAATATAACGGCTTAATCGAAAAAAGACAGGAAGATAGAAGATTAATGGAAAATAATAAAGAAAGAATAAATAAAATGGAAACAGCTGCTGAAACAAAAGACCAAACTAATAAGTCTTGGAAGGATAATATCCATTGGGTTATATATATTCTGATCTTCTTAGGTGGTGTAGCGACTAGATTTTTACCAGGAGGTTAATTATGAATAATTTTCAGCTAACAAAAAATTTCAATTTGCAGGAATTTGAATGTACTCACCCAGACCACAGGCACACTAGAGTTGATGAAGAATTGGTAGAAAAGTTGCAACAACTGCGAGATAAATTAGATGTACCTTTAGTTATTAATTCTGCTTATCGCTGTCCTGAAAGAAATAAGCAGGTTAATGGTGCTAAAAATAGCCAACATCTTTATGGAAAAGCAGTAGATATTAGTTTACACACAATTCCTCTACAGATTGAAGAAATCAAGCGTATAGCAAAGCAAATAGGTTTTAGGGGTATTGGACTATACAATACTTTTATTCACTTAGATGTACGGCATAGGCCTGCAGAGTGGGATAATAGAAGATGAAGTTAATTAAGGATTGGTTAGATTTGTTTATGGATAATGATTTTCAGCAAGACTTAGTGTTTTTGCTAATCGTTTTTATAGGCAAAATAACAGGCGTATTTGATGAGAATACATTTACTACTTTAGCGGTAGTAATAATAGGTGGTGATGCCGTAAAAAAGTTAGGAGCAAAGAAATGAGCCTATCTATCAGCAGAGATTTAAGCAATTTGACACCAGAGCAGCCTACAGTTGATGAAAATATAGCGAAAGCAAATAGAATATTTAAAGATTATGCAGATAGTTTAGATCGTGAGAAATTGCCTATGTGGCTAACTCAATTAATAATAAGAGTATTTACGAAAGGAGATGAAGGCTTTATGAATGAAGCTGTTTTAGTTTTTTTAAAAACCGTGATGGAGGAAACAACTTTAGAAGATGTAGTTTACAAAAAGGCTGCTGACGCTATGAAAGAAACCATACCTGGCACACAGTATGAGCCTATTATCGGCGAAATTATGGTCGGATTGGGTACAGAACTTAAAAAGCCTGAACAAGTTAAATAGATATAAAAAAAGCCCTACACTTAAAAAATGTGGGGCTTTTAACTTGCAATGTAGTTTTAAAAGTAGTATAATAATTTTAACATAATAATATATTTGTACCGAATACATTTTCGGTGGGGTAAAGCTGATATCTTTGCCCCTTAAAATTTAGAAAATTAAAAATTACATATAGAAAAAGAAAATCCGCTCAGCACTATAAATGCTAGCGGGTTGACTGCTACTTCTCGCACAAGTAACAGATTTTTTGTTAAGTTAATTATACCAAATATGTACTAACTTAGCAAGTGAATTACATAAAATCTGTAAGAAATTTAAGGACTTGTCGGGGAACTGGCAGGTCCTTTTTGCATTTGTCTAAATGCGAAGGTAAGTGGTTAAAGGAATAACACTTAAATAAAAAACTGGTAGGCTGGTCGTCCTATCTTCAAAAACAGACTTTTCGTAATAAAACCGCTCCAGGGATTGTAATTTCAGCAATCTATTCTGTAGCACTCTTGTAGTGTGGGGACTGGAATACAGC